GATTTTTAATCCTTTTCCGACCATTTCCTCTGAGATGCTCAAGGAATTAGAGGCGAGGTTTCCGGATAAGTGTCCTCCTCAGAATTCATCTATAGAGGAAATTTACCGGAAGCAGGGGCAGGTTAGCGTGGTCGCTTTCCTCCGTGCTCAATTCACTCAACAAAACCTCAACATTTTGGACAACTAAATATGTGCATGTCTAGCCCGTCTGCTCCAGCAGCAGCACCCCCAGCGCCACCTCCTGCTCCTCCAGCACCGGTAGTTCCAATGGCTCCAGCTACAGATAACTCTCAAGCTGATGCCTCCAAACTTGCCCGTCAGAAGGGTCGCATGGGTCTCCGTATTGACCGAGCTTCCTCCGTAACAGCTACCGACAGTGGTAGTTCAGGTGGCTTGAACATCCCACAATAAGGAATTACATGGACGAGAAGAAAGAAGAAGCGCACTGTGGCGCTGCCGTACTGTATTCCAAGCTCGAAGTAAAGCGAAACCCTTTCCTGATGCGAGCACGGGAATGTGCTAAATACACAATCCCCACAATCATCGCACCAAGTCTGAGTGCCACTGGCGCTACTAAGTACGCAACTCCTTGGCAAGGTATGGGAGCACGAGGTGTAAATAACCTTTCTTCCAAACTCCTCCTTTCTCTCTTCCCACCAAACTCTCCCTGCTTCAAACTCCAGATTGACGACTTCACTCTTGAGAAACTTACCAAAGTTGAAGGCATGCGAGCACAGGTGGAAGAGGGTCTCAATAAGATTGAACGTAGTGTTCAGGGTCGTATTGAGAAGGGTGCTATTCGAGTATCTGCCTTCGAGGCATTGAAACATTTAGTCGTCACCGGTAACGTCCTGCTCTATTTGCCGGATACAGGTGGCATGCGAGTGTTTCACTTAGACCACTACATGGTTCAGCGTGACCCTATGGGCAACGTGATGGACATCGTGGTGGAAGAGAAGGTTGCACCAGCGACTCTCTCGAAAGAGATTCAAGCGTTCATTGGCTACTCCCCTGAGACTGAAGCTTCAGACATCTCACGTGAGAAAGAAACAAAGATGTACACCCACATCTACCGTGAAGACGGTAAGTGGGAAATCTACCAAGAGATTAGCGGCAAGATGATTCCCGGTTCGCTGGGTACTTATCCTATCGACAAGTCTCCTTGGATTCCTGTACGTTTCTCTCGTATTGACAATGAGGATTATGGTCGTAGCTACGTAGAGGAATACCTCGGTGACATTAAGTCACTCGATGGTCTCTCTCAGGCTATCGTTGAAGGCTCCGCTATTGCAGCTAAGACTGTCTTTTTGGTTAACCCCAACGGCACTACCGACCCTCGCGCTCTTGAAGAGTCTGAGAACGGTGCTGTAATTGAGGGTATGGAACAGGATGTATCTACTCTAGGTCTTGATAAATACAATGACTTCCGAGTAGCACTTGAGACCATCAATACTATCAACGAGCGTCTTAGCTATGCATTCCTGTTGAACTCAGCAGTGCAACGCAGCGGTGACCGTGTGACAGCCGAAGAGATTCGCTACATGGCTAACGAACTGGAATCTGCCTTAGGTGGTATTTACAGTATCCTGTCTCAAGAACTCCAGCTACCAATCATCAAGCGTGTCATGTTCGCAATGGAACGCTCAAAGGATTTACCGGTACTCCCTAAGGGCACTGTGGAACCTGTGATTGTTACCGGCATGGAAGCCTTGGGTCGTGGTAATGACCTCAACAAACTACAACAGTTTCTCTCTGTGTTGACGCAGAGCTTAGGTGCTGAAGCAATGATGCAGCGACTGAACGTGGGTGATGCAATCACTCGTGTTGGTACTGCTCTAGGTATTGATATGAAGGGTCTCGTAAAAACAGATGAAGAAATTCAAGCCGAACAGCAACAAGCCCAAGCAGCGCAAGCACAGGCGATGAAAGCACAGATGCTCCAACAAGGTATTGCTCCAGCAATTAACCAAGTGGGCGGAATGATTAAACAAGGAATGGCAAATAATGCAGAAGCTGGACAAGCCGCTCAAGCAGCAAGTCAAGCCCAAGGTAGCTAATCCAAAGATTAGTGAACCCATCGACAAGTTGGTCACGGAGGAGGAGCTTCAGGCTCCAATTCCCTCTGACCAAGAAGTCGTGTTTATGGGCAAGAACAAAAAATACAATCCTGATTCCAACGCTAAGACCATCACGGTCTTGGAAGATGGAACTGTGATTTACTCATACTAGGATTTCATGGTAGAAACAGTCACAATCACAACCCCCGATACTACTGGAGATGCCCCAGCCGACCACAATCAGAAGATGATTGACAAGGCTAATGGTGTTACTCCACCGGCTGATGATGGTATTAAGTCTCAAGAAGACCGTCCATCATGGTTACCGGATAAGTTCAAAAGTGCTGAAGACATGGCGCAAGCCTACGCTGCCCTCGAGACTAAACTCGGTGGTGGTACTCCTCCAGCAGACCCACAAGTAACTCCACCAACACCACCAGTGCCAGACGACAAAACTGTCGATGACGCATTGAGTAAGGGTGGTTTATCTTTACAAGAGTTCTCTACTGAATTTGATGCCAAAGGTTCCCTCTCTGAGGAATCCTATGCCAAGCTCTTGGCTGCTGGCTACGACAAATCATTGGTAGACAACTACATCACTGGTCAACAGGCTCGTGCTGAACTGCACACTGCCCAGATGAAAGCCTCTATTGGTGGTGAAGAAGCTTACGAGAAAATCACCACGTGGGCTAAGGCTGCAATGACTCCCGCAGAGATTGAAGCCTACAACCAAACAGTGAGTTCAACCAATACCGAAGCTGCTAAGTTAGCAATGGCTGGTTTGAAGTCTCGCTATGAGGCAGCCAATGGTCGTGAACCTAATCTCGTTAAGGGTCAAACTGGTGGCAACGCCTCCACTGATTCTTTCGCATCTAATCGTGAGATTACACAAGCAATGCGAGACCCCCGCTATAAGACTGACAGCGCATACCGTGCTCAGGTCGTAGCAAAACTCGGACGTTCAAACTTCCGTTAAAGCATC